TAAAAAGACCACCCTTCCCGAAGCAAGGAGGCGATTTGACGCTTGGCTTGGTCTCTCTCCTTGTTTTTGGACGCCTTCTTTCGACGAGCCTCAAGAGCCAAGGATCTCGTCTCCTCGCTCCAATTCCCCTCTCTCCATTCTCCCCGACGGATCTTCGTTTGGGCCATTGCGGCCTTTGTTCTGGCTGAAATTAACTCGGCCTCGTGTTGGGCCATTACGGCATAAATCCCGACGCTTAACGTGTCAAAGTTTGGGAGATTCAAGACGACGACCTCGATCCCCTCGACGAGCATAGCTTCCCGAAGCTCGAAGAGCATTCTCACGGAACGAGACAAACGATCGAGCTTGGAGACGACGAGCTTCCCTCCAGAGACACGAAGAAAATCGATCGCTTCCTTGAGGACCTCTCGATCGTCCTTCCTTCCCGATTCCACCTCGACGAACTCTCGTCCTTCATATCCTCTGGCTTTGACGTCCGCTCTTTGGGCCTCAAGGCCAAGGCCCGACGCTCCTTGTTTCTTGGTAGATACACGGAGGTAGATCGCATTTTCGAGAGTTTTCATAAGAGGCGTTTTTGTTAATTCAAATATAGAGACATTTCTTGGACGAACCAACAAGAAATGACAATAAAGGATAAATAATTTTAAGAGGCTCGATTCCTTGGCGTTTCTTGGACGTATGTTCAAAAATCCACGTCTTTTGTGCATAATGGACGAGACATTTCTTGGAACTTTGTAAAGTGCCTCTCTCTCCCTTTGGGCTTCCGCCTCCTCTCGAAATTGCTACTTTTTGCGTTTTTCCGCATTTAAGTAAAAACCTCCCTTAAATGAAAACGACGCCACCACCACGGCCCTCCTCACCACCACCACAAAACGACGAGGACCGAAGAGGATTAACACCCTCCGAACGATTAAGAATCCTCTCCCTCTTGAGGAACGCCTCCGACCGAAGAGCAACGCCTCCGAAGAGCCTCCCTCCTCCTCCTTCTTCTTGGAAACAAACCGAGGACCACTCGGCTCGTCTGGCGATTAAGATCGAGGAACGCCTCTCCGATCTCGTTTGGGATTTAATGGACGACGAAGGCAAAGCTCCACGATTCTCCGAGAGCTACTACATACAACGAGAACGATTCCAGAAGGTCCTCCTTGACGTCGTTTGTACCTCCGATCAATACGATAAGGCGATCAAGAACCTCCACGCTCTCCTTGACACGTTAAACGATCCAGACGCTCCCCTTTGGCGTCTTGGCTACCCTCACCCTCTCACCCCTATTGATTTCTTGGAGAATCTCAAAAGGAAAATCTTCCCACCTAATCTCTCAAAATGAAAGAAAAACCTCCTCCAATCGACAAACCCGAGATCGATGTAACGCTCAAGGTCTCCGCCTTGGAATACGAGATCCTCTCCTTCGCTTCCTTACGATACAAGATCCCGATCGAATCCTTCCTCGAGAAGGCGGTCCGCTCCGTCGTCGAAGGAATCTCGGTCTCTGGAATTAACCTCCCCTCTCACCTAAAGCCTAAAAAATGACTGAAGAAACGCTCCTAACGACCAAAGAGGCCTCCGATCGGCTTCGCCTTTCGATCTCTCGTCTCCGTGTCTTGATCCTCGAACGCAAGATCTCGACGCTCCAAAACCGAAGAGGATCTCGAATCCTTATCCCCGAAAACTCGGTAAAAAACTACTTATCCCAAAAATAAAAAAGGCCCACCACCACCACGGAAGAGGACCTTTTCAAAAATCGACGCTATGCAAATCTACCAAAAAAAATCTATTTCTCGCTTCCTTAACGGCAAAAACACTACTCCAATCGGAGAAAATTCCGTTTTTGAGATCCTCCATTCTATCAAAAAAGGCGAACACCAAAAAGAGGTCGAGTTCCTCCGAACCAAGAAAACAAAGGAGGAGAGAGACGCCTTGAAGCTTAACCTTACGGCTTGGACGATCTCGGGCCAATTTACCGAAGCACGGAAAAAAGAGAATTTTTGCGGACATTCTCAAGTAATCTCGATCGATCTTGATCGGAAGGATAACAAAGGAAGAGACCTCCGATCCGATCTCCTTCCGTTCCAAAACGATCCCTCGGTCCTTGGCTATTTCAACTCGGCCTCTGGAGACGGAGAATGCAAAAAGACGGGAATCTTGCTCGGAGGACACGCTATTTTTTTCGCTATCGAGGTCCGCAAAGGCCACGAGGCGGAGGATCAAAAGAGACATTTTCTCTCTCTGGAGGCGGAGTTTGACGCTCTCGGTCTTGTAATCGATAAAGCTCCGAAAGAGTTTAACGCTATCCGATTTGCTTCGTACGATCCAGACGCCTACACCAAAGACGACCAAGAGAACATTTCTCCGAGAACGCTCTCCTCGCTTGAAGAGAAGGCCTCCACGCTTCCGAAATTAACTCCCAAGGACAACCCCTCACCAAGAACCGAAAAGGCCACGGACGAGGCTCTCGACCCCAAATTCACGCCTCCTCCAATCCCCGAAGGGCCTCAAAGAAAATTCACGTCAAACCGCCTCCCTTCGGTCTTTGATTACGACGAGGACGATCTCACGTTTGCTCTCACGCAAATCCGAAAGAAGAAGATCGACCTTGCTCTTGAGGCTTCCAAGGCGACGAACTCCTCGAGGCACGAGGTCTGGATCAAGATCGCTCTTGCTCTGGCGAATCTTGGCGAAGGAGGACGAGCATATTTTCACGAAATCTCGTCCTATTACTCGAACTACACTCCAGAGAAAACCGACGAAAAATTCGATTACATTCTTCGCACGAACCGAGGAGAGGTCAATTTTGGAACGCTTCGATATTTCTTCCAAATAGCGGACGTAATGGACCGAGACCCTCGTAAGGACGCAATGCTCCGAACCGCAATCCAACACCGAAGAAAGATCGGAAAAAATGGAGGACCACCAAACGAGAGAGCTTGTAAAGATTCTCTTTACTCGATCGGATCTTTGCAAGGCTACCCTCCAAAAATGACCAAGGAGGTCGTAAAACGTGTCCTTTCCGCTCCCTCGGAACACCTTGATAAACAGAAGAATAAGAGCGAAATCGATTTCGACGAGCTTATCGACTTTCTCCGAATCTTTCCTTTGAAATATAACACAAGGACACGGAATCTCGAGCTTGAAGGAGAGGAGGTCTCGAATAAGAACATAAACACGATTACAATCGAGGCGAAGAAGATCCTCGGAAACAAACTCACGACGGAGGCGATTATGCTCTCCCTCCACTCGAATTATATCGATTCCTTCGACCCCTTCTTTGATTTCTTGGAGAAGAACCGAATGCACGAACCGCAAAGAGGCCTCGTGGACGAGCTTCTTTCTTGTCTCCGCATAAAGAGCGAACGAGAAGGCGATACGGAGTTTGCTCGGCTCTTGGTCAAGAAATGGCTTCTTGGCGTCGTGGGAGCTATGAACGGAACGCACTCGGTCCTTTGCTTGGTCCTTTGCGGATCGCAAGGAATCGGAAAAACGAGATTCTTCCGAGAGCTTCTCCCAAAAGAACTCTCTCGCTATTACTCCGAATCAAAATTCGATAGCGGTAAAGATGATTACGTCCTTATGACCAAGAAGCTCATAATTTGCGACGACGAGTTTGGCGGTAAATCCAAGAAGGAGGCGAAACAATTTAAGGAGATCCTTTCCAAGGAGGTCGTCTCGATTCGGAAGCCTTACGATCGTCTCTCGGAGGATCTCGTCCGCTTGGCTACCTTTTGCGGAACGACAAACGACGAGCGAATCCTTAACGACCCGACGGGCAATCGGAGAATCCTCCCCGTCTTGATCTCTGGCGTCGCATTCGATAGAATGGAGAAAATCGATCGGATCGGCCTTTGGATCGAACTCTCGAGAATGTATAAGCAACGGCCCGACGGATTCTTCCTCACAAAGGACGAGATCCAGAGGCTCGAAGAATACACGAGAGAACGATACGAGGAGGTATCGATCGAGAAGGCGGTAATTACAAAAATGTTCTATCTCCCCGAAGAACTCAAGAGCTTGATCGACGATCTTGGTCGAGAGGCCTTTGAGGAATACTACAAACCCGTAATCGTTTCGACGACTTACATTAAGGAGATCGGAGAAGCAAATAATCGATTCAACCTCACGATAAACAAGGTCGGAGAACAAATGAAAAGGCTCGGATTCGAGTATGCTTGGGCCACTCACGCAAATCCCGTCTTTATGATCGGACCAAGGCAAAAAGGATATAAGATCGTTTTTCGGCCCGAGTTCCTCGCAATGGACGAAGCACGGAAACAAAAGGAGGAAGGCAAAGGACGCCCAAAGGCGGAGGCCTTCTTCGATTAGCTCAAGGCACGTTAGAGGCTCTCTAATGCGACGAAATTTCTCGGTCGATAGGACGGCCCACAAACGGACGAAACGCTCGGAGAATCGATCTCTTGAGGTCTCCGCTCTGGAGAGCCTCCTCCGTTCCACGGCCTCTCCTTCGTTACATACGTTACACCTTTGGACATTCGTTACATACGTTACAACCTACGTTACAGAAACGGCCTCTTGTAACGAACGAAAAACGGCCTCCACGCTATCAAGAAAGGCGATTCTTCTCTTTTTCATTACATACGTTACAGAAATAAAAACATTCTTAATAAAAAGGTATAGTAAAAAAATAGAAAATTTTAAGAAAAGTTTTTTTGCGACGTATGTAACGAATCGAACCAAGAAGCTCCGAAAAACGGCCTCCACGCTATCAAGAAGGGATAAAAAGCTCTTCGTTACACCTCCAGAGAGCAAAGCTCCTCCAGACCAAGAAAAACGCCTCCACGCTATCAAGAAGACCGATTTTGCCTTCGTTACAACTTTCGCCCGAGTGTAACGAAAACCACCAAAAAGATCCGCCTTGACCCGAAATGACCCAAAAACCACCAAGAAAAAACGCCTCAAAACCCCTAAAAAATGGCTGATTTTGTATCAAAAACACCCAAAAAACACCAAAAAACCGCCTCGGAAATTCGAGAAAACTTTGCGAACCTAATCGCTCACAACCTTCCGAGGCTTGATCAAGACCTCCAAACCTTGTCTCCACGAGATCGGCTTCGGATCGTTTGCGACCTTGCTCGATACGTCCTCCCGACCTTCCGATCGATCGAGATAGCTCCAGAATCCGACGCCCTCTTTACTCCGTTTGTAATCTCCTTAAATCGCCCTAATGACCCCAACACCGACCCCAACACCGATCGAGACGGAGATCTCCTCCCTTGACGATTTCGAGGCCTTCGCAAGAACCAACGCCCTAACGATCGACGAACTCTCGGAAATGATCGAGAAGGTCTGGAGATATTGGATCGCAAAGGATAGGATCAAGAACCCCGAACACCTCCTCGAACTCTTTTTGAAGGAGGAACGGGAGAGAGAGAGGCTCTCTCGAGAGTGCAAATGCTTTATCGAAAGAAGGCTCTTCCTCCCTTGAATATGGGATACACGATCCAGACGCTCGACGATCTCGAGGACCTCGTTTCAAAGGACCTCCTCACCTCGACGGATCTTCTCCTAATCTTTGAGAAGGCTCTCCGAATCCGCTATTTGACCGAGGAGAGGCGGAATCTTGCTCCACGGCCTCTCTTTGCCCTTCTCCGTTCGGATTACGAGAGAACCTTGGCCCAAGGCGGACCGCTTCCGATCTGGCTTGACGTGGGCCTCAAGGTCGAAAAATAGGGTCTTTTTTTATCCCTCAAAAAGAGATGCATATACCCCAACACGAAAACACCAAAGAACCCTATTTGAGACACGGACAAAATCTCAAAAAAACTAACTCGGCCTCGGTAAACTCACGCCACGGAGGCCAATCGAGAGACGGCCTTTGGGGAGTATGCTCCGCCTCTTGGAGCTTTAAATCCGCTCTCGTTTAAGTGCTTGGAGATCTTGTAAAAAGACCACCCTTCCCGAAGCAAGGAGGCGATTTGACGCTTGGCTTGGTCTCTCTCCTTGTTTTTGG